CCCATTCCTATAGCTTCTATAGTTGGGTCTTTAGCATCTGACTCACGTACGTCGCCACCAAGATATACCTTGGTAGCCGACCACTGGTCGGCGGTTGCTTTATAACCATCGGCTGGACCAAAGGCTACCTGAAGGTCTGCATACCGAGGATGCGTCAAGCGTTGCTTGATCGCATACAAAAACTTCTTTGCTTGTTCCTGTGTCTTGGATATAACCATGACGTTAATGTTGGGATTCTTAACTACTCGATAAGTTACGTAGTTAATTGTAATGGTCATGGTCTTAGCGTGGTTGGGTGGTACATTTACCAAGAGGCGGGATAAGCCCGCCGATCCCTTTTCATAAACCATGGAATCATGTAACCAGGTTGGATCTTTACCTTCCAACATGGATACCACATTAAGCATATGGAGTGGTACTTTGGTACCAAGATACTTTTCAGAGAACTCTGCAAAATCAGACAAATTGGACCGAGCTTCACCAGCGAGGTCCTGTGTTCTAAACCGAGCATTATCTATTAAAGCTGAGAAGCCCTCGGCTTCTCGGCGTTGGGTATCATACCAAGATCTAGATCTACCAATAACTTTTAAACCATCAGCAATAGTGCGCCCTTGGCGCACCAAGAGGATAAGTTCTTTCCTTGCTTCTTCTGGTGCTAATTGTCTTTCCAACGTTCCTCCAGTGCCTGTAGGGGTCCACAGGGGTCTGGACAGAAGTATCCCCACTGTTATATACAATCACTTAACGGCAGGCTTAATGCCTGCCTTAGAAGGCTCAATAAGTATTTCGCCTTATACTTATATAGGGGTCTAGAGCGTCGGCGTGTTTCAAGAGCAAATTAAAACTTTTTTTCTTGGTATAACAAAAGTGCTGGTCAGAGTAGGTTTTCTGGTGAAAATTATTTAGCTGATAGTGGGGGGAGGGTGGGGGGTGGTGTTAAACATGGTGGGGGTCGGCTAGGGCGAGCGCATAAAAAAAGGGGCAGAGGTTGCCCCCCGCCCCGCCGAAAACTGTGCTCAGAGTTGACAAAACCCCACGCTCTGTGCTATCGAGCGCAGGGCTTCGCCTGACTATCTATAGAGGCTTGCGAGTGTGTGTAGTGGTGCGCCCACTGTTGAACACTATGCGAAGAGCCTCATTACCTCCGCATGCGATTACATCAAACACGATACCAACATGCTTACCTTTACGAACCAAGTCGCCTGCGTGTGCTTGTGATAACAAACTCAGTTCGCTATCTGGAACATGCTCAAGCGTAGGCACATTGTAAAACGCTTTAACCTCCGCAATCTCTGCGGTTAGGTCTGCGAATAGGTCTTCATTTGCGTATGTATTCATCTTGCTGTCCTTTCAGAGTTGTTGAGACCACCTCAACCAACACCGAGAATTATCTCATACCTCCAGCCCAATGTCAAACACTGAGCGTAAATAGACGGAGTGTCGGCTCACTGTGCGTGTATGTCATGTCATGACATGTGTGCGCCTGTGTATGTATGAAACCCCATATGCGGGCGCATGTGCGCCCACTGTGCGTGAATTGACGGATGGGCAAGTGGCAGGTGATACACGCCTGAGCTACGCACACGCATGTCTTTTCTTGATAACAGATCGAAGATCTGTTTGATAAAGGGGGTCAAATCAAATCGGTTTGGCAGATTAACGAAAGGAACACCATGAGAACAGTTGAAAGTAAGACACTAGTCGGCGTCGTTAAGAACGGCGTTGTTCATGTAGCCAAGGCAGATGACAAGCGTGTCTTCGCCAAGGTTCGTATCACTACTAACACCGCCAAATCTTCTAAGAAGATTGAGGCAATTCTATCAGCCTTCAAGGCATATCCAAACTTCTCGCTTGTAGCAGGCGAGATAGCCAAGGTTGAGCCAAAGGCTTACCTAACCCTGAAAGGAAGTGTCGCCTAATGACTACCATCACACACCCATTCACGCTTCAACTACAAAGTGTAGTTGACGAAAGCAACTCAACAATACAGAAACTCCTTGCCCTACCTGAACAAGACAGAGTCTTGTTCTTAAATCAAATGGCGCAAGACCTCATTCTACCAGAGGTAGAAAAAGCACTAGTCAAACTGAACGAAGGTTCAGGTGGCTGGGCAAGATTGGAGGTAGTCGCATGACCACGCTACCCCTACTTTATACCGACCTGATTGCTGTAGCAATCGCTCTATTCGGTAGCGGTTTCGCTATCGGTTTAATCGTCGCTCGTCGGGCAGTTCGTGAGTGGCTCGCTCGTCAAAGATAGCAGATCAAAGATCTGCTTATTAGGGGGGGTAGCAAATCGCTATCCCCTCTTTTGTCGCTTCAGAAAGGAGCAACTATGAGAACGCAACAAACCGCAGTAATGAATTGCCGTCGGTGTAATGAGCCGACTTACTTAACCGCTTCACCTGAGCAGTTTGCTGAGTATGCGCTTCCTCGTGGCGAGCGCAGACTCGTGCAAGAAATCTTCCCTGACTTCTCTATCGGAGATAGAGAGTTGCTTATCTCAGGCACATGCAATACCTGCTGGCAAGAGTTGTTCGGCAGTGATGAAGATGAGGAGGAATAAATATGGGAGCAAGAGTTAACTTCGTATTCAATGAATACGAAACAGCAATCGGAGAACCAGCATCACCAAAGGTGGTGCTGTATTCACACTGGGGCGAGACCACATGGGAAGTTGACTTGGCTTGCGCTCTGTCTGTAGCAGAGCCACGCTGGGATGACCCTTCTTATGCCACTCGTATCGTCATCTCCAATTTAATTGGAGAACAATGGAAGTCATTAACTGGCTTCGGTATCTACGCAACCACAGACACAGCGTCTACATGGGATACATGCGTAGAGATTGACTTCGTCAAGAAAACTGTTGACGGAGTTGCCTTTGATATATTCGTAAAGTATGGACTAGCGAAAGGGGAATACCAAGATGCCTAACTGGTGCTATAACACACTACTAATTGAGGCTGAGCCTCAAGTAATCGCCAAGATAAAGGCGCAGTTGTCTGCGCCTTACGAAACCAAACATCAAGACCTTCGGTCTGATGAATGGACAACTGAAACTGTTCAAAAAGATTTCTCTTTTTGGAACATCATTCGCCCACCTGCTGACAAGATGGACGAATACCATTCAGCCAAAGGCTGGAGTGATGGAAAATCCTACGGCGATACCGAATACAACTGGTATAACTGGAACACCAGCAATTGGGGTGTCAAGTGGGACGCCAGCGAGTGCCAGCTCACGGAAGCGGACGAGACCTCACTTCAATACCAATTCCATACCCCTTGGGGTGTTGCTGAAGGAGCAATGACTGCTCTTTCAGAGCAATACCCTGATGTCAGTTTCAACCTTGACTTCGAGGAAGAGACAGGCTGGGGCGGTGAAATTGAGTTCATCAATGGTCAGTGTATAACAATCAACGAGTTCGCCCAGAAATGCTACGCATGTGGCAAGCAATGGGAACATGGTGATGAATACTGGAATGAGTATGACGAAGATGAACACCAACATAAATGCGGAGCAAATGGCTACGCCATAGAAGATAAGGAGAAAACCAATGTGTGATATGGATACAAGCACACTGCTCTACCTATTCGAGAGTGAATACGAAGGGAAAGAGTTGCCAACTGAGCATGAGTTAACCTCAGCGATCAGTGAAATACAAGGACGAACAGACAATTTCTATAATGAAATTGTTGATGAAGTAATCACTCGCCTAAGAGAAGGCGACTTTAAGGAGGAGCAATCATGATGGGCTACAAGTATGAGGATATACAAGCGTTCGGTGCTGCGTTATCTCGAGCACAAGAGTATGTGCCAGCACTGGACACAAAGACAACAGCAGGTCTCGTAAATATATGGGACTTCTTCGAAGGTCTACTAGCCGAAGGCTATGTAGAAGGAGTAGAAGCAGAGGAGGAAAGCAATGTATAAATCACGACTAACAAAGCCAAAGGTGGGTGAGGTTAAGCAATGGATCCCACACGAGAACGGCAATGAGTATGTCCAAGTATTCACTGCTGATATCGACGACTTCTTCTTCAAGGTAGGTGGTTCTAATGTTAGAACCAAATACTTTTATGGAGAGAATGCATGGGCTGATAGCAGGCGATACGCAGATGATTTAGCGTGGGCTATCCGCAATAAATAGCACATCAAAGATGTGCTTTAAATATAGGGCAACAACTAACCAACAGAAAGGAACGGAATGCTATCGCTGATTAGAAGTAAAGACCGCAAGGTCACCAACCTAGTAGCAAGAAGTGGCAAGACGCCAGCAATTGCTAATGCTTTCGGGTTACCAGCAGGCAAGCAGTTCTCCTGTCCTGAAGCCACTTCAGTATGCGAGAAGGTCTGCTATGCAGGCAAGCTCGAGCGTGTATATAAGGGAGTGAAGCAAGTGTTGCTTCATAACTGGCAACTATTGAAAGACGCTGACCTCAACCAAATGGTTGAGTTACTTGACGACATGGTCAATGACTTCGTCAAGGACTGTGAGAAACGGAATGCCCCGAAGTTATTCCGCATCCACTGGGACGGCGACTTCTTCAACCAAACATATGAGTATGCATGGCAGAAAGTAATCATGATGCATGAGGACGTGCAGTTCTGGTGCTACACACGAGTGCGATCTGCTGCCTACTCACTCTCTGGTCTCGACAATCTGTCACTGTATTACAGTGCAGACAGAGAGAACAAACACATTGCCGAACAAGTTCGGCGTGAGACAGACACTAAACTAGCGTGGCTGTCAGATACATTCGCAAATGCGGAGGATGAAATGCTTCGCATCACTGGCAAGGTCGGTGCTAAATGTCCAGCATTGACTAAGCAAATCCCACTCATCTCCACCAGTGGGTCAGCCTGTGTTAGCTGCGGGCTATGTGTATTCGGCAAAGCCGATATCCGATTCAGTTCAACCAAGAAATGAGGTAACAAATGGAAGCATCATTCATGATCACGCAAGTAGAAACAACGCTATCTAATTACACCAGTTACTATAAAAGGTTAGGGATGCAAGACCTTGCCATATGGCAAACGCTTGAGGATATATATAAGCGACCTGAACTACATGACCTAACCCTATTGTCCACTCGTGAAGAAGCCTTCGATAAAATTGTCAAAGACAATTGGTTCGTAGATATGGGTCAACACTTCTACGGATTGGACTACGAAACTATCGACGAACTTACCCTTGAGTATCTCAAGGATAACCAACTAGTAAAGGAGATAGATAATGACTGACATAACACAATACAACTGGATAACAGTTGATGGTAAGGAGTGGGGCGTCCACCTATGGGGAACGCTAGAAGAATACTCAGATGGCACACGCCAAGTCGTAGACATAGATGCACGTATACTCCCACCTACAGGTGGCGAGTTTACATACGACGCACAAAACTGGAGCAAGTTCCCAGAAGAGGTATGTAATCTGGCTGATGCCCTGCTTGATGACAAAGACACAAGCGATGGCATGCTCGAGACATGGGGCGCACCTGTCTTTCATTGATAACAGATCAAAGATCTGTTTAGATATATGGCAGCAACACCAACCGAAAGGAGAACCAAATGGAAAGCAGTATCCGCACTGAAGATATGACAGTCGGTGAACTCATGGTCTTGGCTAACCAAGCCGAGGACATGGCACACGGACTGATGCAAAAGGCAATGGACCTTCGGGTTCAGGCAAGGAATAAGCAGGTTGATATAATCAAAAACATGTTAGCGGAAGGAGCAAGTAAATGAAAGTAAAAGTATATGACCCAAGCGGTGAGCAATTTGCTGAGGTGTCTGACTACGCAGCAGGTGCATTACTCATGAGCTTGTATGGTAATGGCTCAACAATCAGACTAAAGAATGTAATTCTTTGGTTAGAAGGTGCAGATGGTAATGGTGCAGAAAGTTATGACAACTGTGCCTTTACAATTATCGAACGACTAAGAAAGGTAGGTGCAATACAATGATGTTCATCCCTCACATCGGTGACCGCATCAATAATGGTGCGGTCATAGTAGATCTCAAGAGATCTTGGGACACAGACCCAGATACATACCTAGCACTCTGTCTATGGACAGAGGACAGACAGCAGGTCGAACCAATCAAACGGATCGCTGACCTGTATGTAACATGGAGAATATATCCAAGCGAAGATGGCTTGGTGCATGCCAGAAATGGTCACTATCATGACACACTCTCAGAAGCAGTTGTTGATTTCGACAGCCGTACATGAGATACTAATCCCACAACCAAACGAACAGGAGAAACAAATGAGTACAGTAATATCCAACCCTCGACGCCGTAGTGCATACCGCATTATCGGTGAGGCAGTAACCGCTACATCCGCAAAGGATGCAGCACAACAGGCTGGTCTCGACTGGCATGTACAACTGGCTGACGTACAAGCGTTAGCCGTATCGAATGATGGTGTCAACACCCTCGAAGTGCCATCAACATTCGCAACAGTTCGTACCAATAAGGATGCAACACAGTCAGTGCTTGGCACTGTCGGTGGTAGATACAAGGTGTTTCAGAATGAGGAAATGTTCTCAGGTCTAGATGCACTGGTTGATTCAGGCGATGCAAGATATGCATTCGCTGGTGAGGTAAGAGGTGGAGCGCAGGTATACATGGTGCTCGAGCTACCTAACGAAGTTAAGATAGCCAACGATCCTCATGCTTGTTACCTTGTAGCAAGGACATCACACGATGGTTCAACTGCACTACAAATCTCACCATCAATCCAACGCTTGCGTTGTACCAATCAGATAGCAGGTATCTTTGCTAAGGCTGGTACTTATACACTCAAGCACACAACCAATGCTAAGTTCCGCATTGAGGATATCAAGCGCATCATCCCTGTTACCTATGAGGGCATCAAGTTCTACGAACTTATCGGTAACAAACTTATCAACGAGAAGTTAACAGATGCAGAAGTGGATAACATCTTCGAGAAGATGTGGTCTATACCAAGCATCATTGAGAACTCACCTTATGCACTGTTAAGTGCAGGGCAGAAGCGTCAGTTCAACTCAGCAACAGTGGCACGTCAGACTGCTAAAGCAATCTATCGTGGTGATACTGGTACACAAGAGGAACTATACGGAACTAGGTTCGGTGTGTTCCAATCTATCGTGGAGTATGCAGATCACTACAGTCACAAGGCTGAGGCAGTGCGAGCAGAGCGTATCGTTACTGGTTCTGCTGATCGCATCAAGAGCAAAGCTCTTGAACTACTAACGAAAGGAATCTAATGGAGAATCCATTACAGAAGTACGTTGATGAGTTGGATAATCCAACTCCCTTCGTACCACCAAAGATATCTATTCGTATGGCTAACTACATAATCAAGGCTCTTGATTACCTGCATATTTATGCAGGAGAAAAAGATGAGCCTGAACTTATAGAGTCAGACATACACAAGGAGACAGAGGAAGCAATGGTTGACATTGTGGTTATGTCTCCAGAGGAGATACCGAATGGGTAAGTTAATCAATAAAGAAATCCTGCAGGCTAGACCACCTAGTCTGCAGGTTAAACAACTCGCTGGGTGGTCGTGGTACTGTGGGTATCACGACACCATGGGAAGTGGTGACACTAGGCATGAAGTATTGTGGATGGCTGGTGCTCACATGGATTACTTCTCAGAAGTAACTGATGACTGTGACATCTATGTAAGGGAACATAAGGTCGAGAAGGAGAGTAATGGGCAAGCCACGTCCAACAGAAATAAAACTAGTAGCAAAGCTACTAGATCCTGACGCCGAGAACTCCGAAGATGCTGCGGAACTAGCGGTTGAAATCATCGAGGCTCTAGATAAATCTAGAACCAAGAGAGAATCGTTTATTGTCGTAGCAAAATTGGCAGACTGGGTTCCAGTGCAAGCATGGGGTGAGTTCAGTACCCGCTTACAAGCGGAGAAGTTCTTCCCCAATCTTTCATCACCAGACACAGGTGGTAAGGGATCAATCGTTCGTCTGGAAAATCCAGATGACCTACTCAAAAGAATAGGAGTAACCAAGTAATGTTCTACAACGGATTCACTTTACTGATGCAGATCTTTGCGGGTCTAACTGCATACTGGATTGGTAACTATTATGGTTACCAACGAGGTAAGACAGAGATGTATCAGACCTTAAAGAATCTAGACGCAAAGAGTAGAGAGTTCTTCTCTACTGTATCCAAGAAATAAACTAAAGGCGGGGGCGTTATGCCTCCGCCTTTTTTTCTTTCCCTCGTGCAGCCATGTTAGTTACCCAATATAATTTATAGAAGTCTTCATCAAATGCAAATCGTTTCATGTGTTGAACTGTTGCTCCAGTGTGAGCATAGAGTGGGATGCCAGCTTCCTTCATTAACATGAAGAACTGAATGTCTTCCGATATAAACTGATCGTCTTCACCACTAGAAGTCTCCATGAACAATGGTCTATTGCCATGAAACTTACGCATCTTGTCAGCCACTGATCTGTGCATGAGAAAGAATCCATAGCCAGCGTAATCAACCTTGACCATAGCGTTTGGTTCAAGTGGATGAGCGTATGACATTACATATTTATCTGTGGGATGGGCTATAAACAGCGCAGGGTATGGCTCCATAAGTGCCTGCTCATTCTGTTTAGATATGAAGTATGTGCCAGTAACTGCTGGTCTTTCTTTAGCATCAGCCATAGCCCAGAGTTTATGAGCAGCATCGTTCGTAAGAACGATGTCTGAATCTATCCATAAGATCCACTCGATGTCTGTCTTTAAATGCCATGTATCAAATGCGGTTTGTCTTTGTCTGCCTATCTGATTACCTTGCACACGTTGAGCTGAGGCAATGGGCAAACCACTGGTAAGAATTGTATATACAATTCCTTGAGTAAACTTTCCATCAGTAGTTCCATTGTCACACCAAGTAATTAAGATTCTATCTTTAGCTTTTGACATGGTCACCACCCCATCCTCCACCTTTAAAGTGAATGGCTGGTGGTGTAAATACTTTAGTCAGTGTGACATCACATCTCTCACACTTAGGAAACGGATCATCAGTAATGATTAGTTCAACGACTGATTCACAGTTCATACATCTGAAGTCAAAGGTTGGCACTATTTCTTTTTCTTTCTTGCTACTGCTGCGTTGTCAATTAAGTTTGGGTATGGTCTACCTGCTGCCTTAGCACGAGCACGTGCCTCAGCTTTCTGTTCAGGTGTTAGTGGTGTTGATGTCTTCTTTGGATTAGTTGTTTTCCAAAATGGTTTCTTCTTCATTAGTACGGTGTCATCCCTCCGAGTTTGTCTGCTATATCTTTTATTCCTTTGGCAACCAATTGTTCCACACGTTGAGGTGAGATATCCCAAGCCTCGGCTATGTCTGCAAGTGGCATGTCGTTAACAAACCTAGATGTCAGGATGCCTTGCATTCTGGGATCTAGTTTCTTCATTGCTCTGGATACATCAGCGATCATCGCTGCCAGATTGTTGCCTTCATTAGCTGGCTTCTTAGCCTTGACTCCATGTATATCTGGATCAAAGACTTGGTTAGCCAAGTATGATTCATTAGTACCAGCAACTTTAATTAAGTTCTCAATTAAATCTAAGCGATAGAAGTACTCATCACCTAGTTCATAACCAAGTGTGCGAGCCTTCTCTTTACGAGCGTATCGCTCGCCAGCCCTACGCATGAACGTAGTGAATGCTTTATATCCCTGCTTAATCTCAATAGGATCTTCACGAATTAAATACTCAGCAACTTTATCTCTGCGTTTCCAAGCATACTCATTCATTGCCTGTCTAATATCTTGAAGCTCTACGAATCTATGGTAACGCTTGGATAAACCCCAAGCCAAAGATATATTAATCTCATTAACTTCATCCCATATAGGATGATCACGGTTTAACTCAGTCATGTTCTTTAATTAAATATGCATGCGCTGCCATTAACATCTCTGGATCATCGTTAAGTAAACCTAGTACTCTATTGTGAGGCGAACACAAGAGACCCCGCACCTTGCCAGTCTCATGATCATGATCAATATCAAGAGCACGATGTGTATATGATTTACCACAGATGTAACATCCGCCGTTTTGTTCTTCAAGCATACGATTATAATCATCAACACTTATTCCATAAGAACGGATCCTTGAGATCCGTTGCTCTTCGTAAGTCTTATTCCGATTTCTTGGCATGCTTAGCCCATACCCCACGCTGCACCATTAATGCAATGATTGCGTAGTTTGCAATATCAACAAACGAATCTTCTAATGATTCGTTATTAGGTTTAACATTCTTATATATCAGATTCTTTAATCGCTCCAACTTGTCTGACATACGAACCATTAACCCATTGGTTGCACCACCAGGTGCATTCCAGATATTGAATGGACCATAATCTATTTGTTTCTTTACGAGAACTGCCAGCAACTCATCATATATTTTCTGAGCATCCTCTTCGAACTCGAGGATTAGCTGGTCTGATTTTTCAGTCGCCAACGGAGCACCTTTCTAGTTAATTGCATTGACTAAATCAGTCAATGCTTGCGCTCCTTGGTTACAAATTATACTATTAACATCGCTGTCAGGTGGTAGCGACACACGCACCGCTTGAGGTATTGCATCTTGTAATCTTCTAGCTAATTCCTGCCCAGGATTTGACCCATCTTCTTTAGCATCGTTGTCAGTACAGATTATTACCGTACCTATCCCATCAAAGCAACGAGCAAAGTGAGGCTTCCAAGCGTTAACTCCTGCAACAGCGACAGCAGGATGACCAATAAGTGTTGCACTGATTGCATCTATTTCTCCTTCTACTATTAGAACTTTATTAATGGCGTTGAGTATTGCATCAACATTATATAGGTGGTGCTTCTGACCAGTAGGTATCATGTACTTAGGATCTCCGCCGTCGATACGACGGAACTTAAACCCAACCACACCAGCCTCAGTTATATATGGAATAGATAAATGGTTCTTGATTCTATCCTCATGTCCAGGTGCTACCTCTGATACATACCCAAGCATGAACCGACTAGCACCATCAAGAATCCCACGCTCTTTTAAGTAAGCCTCTGCTGGTGAACCAGCAAGAGCATCGTGGTATTGCTTGGCTGCCCTAGTCCAGAGTTCAATTAGCTTTGGATTAGTTCTCATCCCACTCCTGCTTCGCCCATTGGGTGATGTTAATATAAAATATTAGGAAATCAAAACGTATTACTCTGGCATCTACATACTCAATCAAGTCAAGAGAATCTAGATCTTCATATACTGAAGTCATAGTATGGTAATTGATACCAAGACCCCAACAATAAAGACGGTTGAACCCTGCATACAAACTAAGTCTTCCCATTATCTCTTCTCCTGCCTGTGCATTATGAATGGAGGTGCAGTATACACATCATTCTTCGCTGCTATCTGCAACGCCTTACGCCAAGTTGCGCCTTGTTGTACCGCACCAACTGCGTAAGAAGATCCTGATCCTATTCCATATATACCATCATCACGTAAGAATACCGAGAAGGTATCATCTACTTCATAGATGATTCCATTAACTGCAATTAAAAATAAAAACTCATAGTCATCTGACTTATCATCTGCTACCCAGCCATTGTCCTTTAAAGCCTCACGCATACTTGGAACTATATCTGTAATCATAAAATGATATTGATCTTTGGTTGAAGGTGGTAGTGCTGGTGGTTTCCAGATGTGTTGGATCGTATCGCATGGCATAGTCGTGCCAGCTCCTGCAATTAAATACTTACCACGCTTGGTAATCTTTGTAATAATAGGATGAGAGTATGGTCTGCCCTTCTCTGTAGTTGTACGAGAGTCGGCTGCGATAACGCAGTGATCATTCTTTTGTATACCAATAATGGTTGTCATTACTTCCGCAATCTTGGCGGTGTCCACCGACCATTGGTTCGTCTTCTGCCACGCATAGGCGTGGCAAACTCTTTACTCTTTTCTGATCCTATGTTTTTCTCTGCCCACTTACGAGCCTCTGAGTATGTTAGCTTCTCACGAGCCATGATTATGTGAATACCAGAACCACTACTGCTACATGCGTAACATACCCAGACGCCCTTCTCTGAATTAACTGAAGCAGACTTACGTGAATCATCATGCACAGGGCAGAGAATAGACTTCTCACCTTGTGGCAAGGTTAATCCATAATGATTAAAGACTGCTTCAAGAAATTCAGGTTGATTCATTTAATACCAATTCCTTTCTTGATGGAACTCGTACGCCTTGCACCAAGTTCCGTATCGATGAAGCACATACTTGTGTGCTTCTGATGTCTGTTTTAGTATTGACCACTCTGGTTTTCCCCAGAGTAACTGCCATACTCCACGAGCACCACTCGATTTGTTGTACGAGTCGATGTTGTAACGGCTCTCTTTGTACGCAATCTTCTTCGCACAAGCAGCCTCTCGCCTGTCTGTTGTTACCGTGCTTATTGCCAACATTAAAGCTTCTTCCTTGTTCAATGTAGGGAGAATTTTCTCCACTGTTAGAACTGGGGATGTGGCTAACGCTGGTGTTGATATCACTATCAACATAGTTAATACGGTCATTATCTTCAACCGCATAGTTACCTCTTTTCAGTTGATAACTAACTGTCACCTTGTTATCTATGTCCATTGTAACCTGCCTGTTTTAGCAGATCGACCCAGAGTTGCGCTGGCATTACTGCATACGACTCTGAGACATTTGTAGTGCCACGCTTTTTTACTAGCACCACTCCAGTCTCGGCATCTGCATGAGTCATTTCATTGTCTAACTCTTTTAGATACCCAGACAAATCTATCTTCTTTTCATTCTTACATTCTACTACAACACCATCTATCCCATCAATATCACCAACGTCGTCATGACGACCAGCACCATAAGCTCGTTCAGCACAGGAGAAACCATTGGCAACTAACCACTTGGCTACATCACGCTCATACTGTGAGCCTTTGCGTTTACTTGGTGTTGACATAATGACTTACTAATATTTGTTTAACTTCCATACCAAGTTTTTTTCTAATTCGCATTCTCTCTCTCGGAGAAGTGCCACCCCATATACCATATGATTCATGGGCAAGACCCCACTCTAAACATTCTTTCATTACTGGACACTCCTTACATATTGATTTAGCTTTCCGTTCTTCACTACTAGTAGCGTTGTTATGCTCTTGAAAGAAAAACTCTAAACCAATTTCTTTACAAGTTGCATTAGTGAAGTCTGGATATTTCATTGACTAGTACCTCAATCGGTTGTAATTGATTAGCGTCCATAACTAATCGAGTTCCGTAACCATAGTCATGTAAGTAATGATTAGCAAGAAAATTTTCTCGTGTTGTCCAACCAATAACATCAAACAAACTATCCACATGTGGAAGTTGTTTATCCCCAGAAAACTTTACAAGTACAGCCAGATCTGAAACAAATAACTCTGGTGCATTAAATATTAATTGCGGTAGTGTCGACGTCTTAACCTGTATAGATCTTCCCAATATCGTTTGGAGGTCGTTTCCGTTATCACCGCCAGGCGTAATCGTGTTATCCGTCGGTAGCCCAAGGAACCTAGCACATGCCACCTCACCCAAGCGACCCATAAGATTGACGGAATACGAGGAATTATTTTTATCAAACTTGCGATCCGTAACATCAAACTCCTTCTTGTTCTTTCTAACCCTGTGGATAAACCTAAGTGAATCCATAATCTCATCTTCAGTTAATTCTATTACTGCCATTGTCTCATTGTCCTTGCTCTTTGCAATTCAGCAGGAGAGTTATATAAACTCATATGACTTGGTTCAACAGATAAAGTTACATAGTTCTCTGCTGTTGGATCAGCCTTACCATGGCGATTCTTTACAACAGCAACTCTATATGCATTGGCTATACCATCTAACGCTACGCTCAGTACCAGTTCAGGTAAGGCGGAGACCTTACCCATTAAAGCTTTACGTGGTGCTGGGTAGTTAGGCTTAGACATCTTTTCATTTTCAGATACATGGTGTAGAACTACGAATGCTGATTCATATTCTCTAGCCATGTAATGGAATGCAGACATTGCATCACGCAATGCTGTCCACTCATTGTCGCTAACTGCAGCGACGTTCATTAAGTTATCAATATAAATTGCTGATGGTGGAGCACCGTGCAATTCAATCCAAGCTTCAATCTCTTCTTCGATATCTTGTAAAGAAGGAGACGGATCAAAACTAAATCGAATATGCCCAGCACCATCAGCCAGTGCATCTTCTAGGAGGACAGATGCCTCCGAGTCCATCATTCTTTCCACGTCAGTTACTGATCTATCCATAAGGATTGCACCTGCACGAAGAGCAATCGTTCGAGAATCAGAGTCTGCTGAAAAATATAAGGCTGGAGTTTTAGATGTGATTGCGTACCATAAAGCAAGCATGGTTTTACCACCACCTGGTTGCGCTGCAACCAAATGTAATTGTGCCTGACGGAATACAACTTGATTGCTGGTGAGTTGAGGAAGAATCTCAGGAAGGGCATGCCCTGCTGGAGATTCCACTCCTACTACTTGCAATAAGGTACGCATGGATTACTTAGTCCAGATTGTTTCGGCTTCTACTGCGCCTACTGTAAATGGCTTTGGTCCTTTTGCAGGATCAAACCAACCTACATAGTTCTTGCCAGCTTTGGATACGCCCTTCTTCTTAGCGTACTTACCACGACCATCTGGTAGATCTGGAGCATCTGGGTGTCCATATGTCCATTCATTGTTGTACTTATCTTTGACAACCTCAATAGAAGTAGGTCCAGAACTAACTACTGTTGGATTTAATCCAGCATTAGTTAATGCTTGTACCGTTTTATCCATTGATGTCATGCCACCACGACCACCTAGTGCGATCTGTAGTTCAGTTGCTGCCTTGATTGCCTCAACTGCAGCCTGCATGTTGGTAGCAAACTCCTCAGCACTATCACCTCTTACGGTGAATAAGTCTGTGCTGTTTAGCTTGCCTGTATACGAGAACTTAGATTCAGTCATCTATGTTCATCCTTTCTTTCCCTTGGTTGTTGGTATTTTCAGTGGGAAATCTGTACTACCCATTGCTGGGCATTGAGATTGGAATGAACACATCCGACATGAATCACCGACGGATGGTGGAAACCATCCGTTCAATACCGAATGGTTCATTGCACCAAATACATAATCAAAATAATCTATAGTAAGGTGCGACAGATCTATAAGATCGTCAAGCGTACCTTGTCTTGTCATAAAGAATGCGCCCCACTTAGGGCGAACACCTAAAGCTTTTTCAATACCAGAGGCATACAAACCTGCTTGGATCATACCGAATGGTGTCCTAGAACCTGTCTTGTAATCAACGATTACCAAGTCTTCCCCTACTTGATAGATCGCATCAACAATAAAGCGAACTGGTGTTCCCCCGAAGTGAACATCTGCTGCCCATTCAATTCCAGGACGACCATCAGGCATCGTAGCAATTTGCCAACCAGAAGACTCGTACCATTTCTGGTACGCCTCTACCTGCTTGAGTCCATCGCTTTGCCAGAACGATAGATCTTCTCCGTCTGGGCGTAAGGTGGTCTTACGTCCAGCCGTCTTCCACTCTGTCGAGGGAATACCAGATTTCTCTTCGGTCTCCTTGACGGCATCATTAAATACCTCAAGCCACTTCTGTGTCAAATCAATAGAGTTCATCATCACCCTCTTTGTAATCAGGGTTATCCACAGGGGTAGGTGCGGTCATAGGCGAACCGCAGTTCGCACAGAAAGAATCAAGGAACCACATAACCAATTCATAGTCATTAAAGATTGCACGAATAACCTGTATGTTTGAGCCACAGTTGATACACTCATTGCTTGGTATACCACGTTGATCAATTGTCAAGTTGCTTCTTATAGAACTCGTGGTTGAGCCACTCCAGCATGGAGTGGACAGCAGAACCAGCAGCAAGATACACCGCAGGTTTCTCTGGAACCATAGCTATTTTACTAAGATAGTATTTCTGTGGGCAGGATTGCCAAGTAGATAACTGGCTATAGGATCTATGCGGAGGAAGTTCATTCATAACAGAAGAGTAATACAACCAAGTGACATTCCTTGGTAACGACACACTTGTAGTTCTTACCAATAATCTGATAAAGTTAAAGGGTGGTGGGTGGGAAAGGCTCGCTCAGGGCGAGCCGTGAAAAGAATAGGAAACTATGACATACCCAAATTGGTTTGAGGGTAGTAATGCAAGAATAAACTTTGAAAAACATTTACTGCCATTATCGAACACAGCCTTGCGCTGTGTTCAAATAGGCGCATATACAGGAGATGCATCTAAATGGATGGTAGATAACATCCTTCAGCATGAATCCTCTAGCCTCATAGATGTAGATACATGGCAAGGGTCTGATGAAGAGATCCATAAAAATATGGATTGGAATGATGTATGGGATACATACTACCAAAAGAATAAAGAAGCTATTGAGAAGAATAAAATAATACCAACCAAAAAAAGAAGTGATGTTTTCTTTGCTATGTCTGGTGGGGGTTATGACTTTATATATGTAGATGGTGATCATTCTGCATTTGCTGTATTGCGTGATGGTATGAATGCATATGAACAAACAGTTATTGGTGGACTAATTGCATTTGATGATTATATATGGACCATGAATAAAGGTGACTTCTATGATCCAAAATATGCAATAGATGTATTGTGTCATTTACTTATTGGAAGAGTTGAAAAGATAGAAGACAACTCTCAGATCTGGTTAAAAAAAATTATATAAATAAAAAAAGAGGGGGATCAATTAAGATCCCCCTCTCCTTCTAGCCCTACCATTCTGGTGGAGCAACTGCGAGCGCATCCAGCGTGGCTATATTGATGCACCCGACTGCTGGGATGTCATAGCGACGCTGCAACCCTTTTAACATTTCTTGTAGGGGAGCATCAAGCACATCATCGCCAGCAACGTTAAGAGCCACACGAACTTTCGTGACTAGCTCACTTCTTTCATCTGGTCCAACAAGTGTCAATAATTTATTTGTATCCATTAAGAAACAATTTGTTCAGTGTCAATAGTTTGTAACTGAACAGTTACTATTCCTCCGAACCCGCTCGCAAAAGTGGGAGGTGCAACTTGCTCAAACTGAACAGCACGGATAACACAGATTCTTTCTTCTCCACTTGAAAAGTCTTGGTAGAGTACTGCTCCACCATTCTGCTCAATACGTTCAAGGTATGAGATTCGTTCCCATGGGATTGATATGTTTGTGTTTCCATTAGGATCACGTTCCTCTTCATAGCATAGTAATGGGATGGTTAATGTTCTAGATCTTTGTGGTGCAGGTAATGCACGTATCTGCCACTCCTCTAATAAAGGTGATTTGGTAGTATCAGATGAATTTCTAGTAAAGTTAAATGTAATTTCAAAGTGATCGGCTGGTTGTACATAACCAGCTAAAGTAATTTCAGTACTCATACCTAATGGAGTAGATCCAATAGTTATAAGTTGATCATCTTGATCCTCAACAGTAAATCCTAATGTTCCACTACTGTCTGGATCTGAATTGATCAACAAAGATACTGGTTGTTTTCTTTCGCTAGTACCCCATCTAATCCAGCCAGATTTTAAATAACCAGATGCTGCTTTAACTGTAGCAGACTCAATCCATACTCCAGTAGATGATGTAATAAATTTTTGTCCTGTTGTACCAATAAAGGAAACACCATTAGGTGAACTACTATCAATAACCAAATCAGATGCATAAGCATAGCCATTACCTACGGCTTGACCTAGGTTAATCCGCCACAATCCAGTAGATCCAGATACCGTTTCGGATCTAGTTGCGTATATATAAGACTGGTCAAAGGCTAAGTCAGATACATTACCAGTAACATTAAGAGGTCCATATACAAATGATGTACCGTCTGTACCTACCGCACCTACACGAACACCTTTAGATGTAGCAAGAACAACAAACTCGTTTAAGTATAAACGAATTTGATTTAATGTTTCACCCCTAGGTAACTCTGCAATAATAGCTGGATCATTAATAGCAGCTAATGGAGATGCTGTATTAATTGTATAAGACTGTATTTTAGATATTATACCTTGTGTGTAGCCAACTATAATAGAACCAGGCAACTCTGATATAGAGTTAAATGTTAAAGATGTATTTGGGTAAGTAAATCTTTCTTCAGTATTAGACATAGTTGCAGGGGGAGAACTTGGATTACGAGATAATTCATATAAATGCATACCAGTATTATCATGTTTAATGCCAGCAACAATACGATCTTTAACATAACCAATTGCTTGAACGGTTTGTGTTGTTACTGCGTTTGGTTTGTTCCATAGTTTAGTCACAGCCAAGGCTGTGCTCACCTGATAGATACCATCGGTAGCTCCAACAATTGCAAAGGTACCATCTGATGTTAATGATTGTGCAGTGGTTGATGTTCCTAAAGATGTTGAGGTTGTTGTACTTCCATTATAAAAATTTACGTTACCGCCTGATATAAAAAATGTACCACCCGATACAGTTGCTGGGTAAGTTGCTGCTGACGTACTTAACTGTGTAGTTGCTGGTAATAACTTAAGCTCACCAAGAGTCCAAGGATCTACGTTGTTTGATTCATAGAATCTAAATAGATCAGATGACTCAGCGTCATAGAATCTTTCGCCCGCACCATGGTGCCATGAGGTAGCAGATCTTAACCACCAGTTAGATAGCGACTGCTCACCAGCAGTTGCGCTTTGGTCAATACGTTCCTTCTGGTATGTCGTAGTAATACGACTAATACGGTTGTTGTCAGATGCAGCCGATAGCCAAGGAGTATTACCTATAGCATAACTAGCAGCAAAATCCTCACGTTGGTATCTAACCAACGCAGTAGGAATGTTAACGCTAATTGCAATAGGCAAATCACCTTTAAGATATTTATTGGTAGTTGCCATGCTTTATCTCCTACTTCTTTTTTGGTTGTTCAATCCATTTAAACCATGGTGATGTGTCATTACCGCATTCATCTTTAATAGATATATGTAAATGTTTTACGTGCTTATTGGAGCCAGTATATTTTCTATCGCCTTTTTGTTTAGACCAAATGCGACCATCAAATATTAAATAAGAAACTCTATTATCTTCCTTAAGTCGATTGTAAATATCTTTACAATCTACTCCACCAACAGGATCATGAGTTAAGTCTGCTGCTAGACCAGTGTTGTGATCTGAATCAGGACTGGCTACTTGATGAGCAGCAGATGGTAGTAGACCATCGCTTGCTTTCTTCCTCTTGGGAAACAATGCCGTCGCTTGGCGCAACACAGCAATTGCAGCAGGTGTGGCTTTCTTGACTACAGGTTTCATTCATTACTCTTTCCAGCCACTAGTTCAAATAAACTGTCAATCCTAGTTTCTAATCTAGAAATTGAATCTTTTATCGAGCTGCCCCCATTCGGGCGAAGTTCATTAAGGTAATGCTTTACCAGCCAACGAACTGAGCCAGCAAAGCTGGCGACTATTGTGGTAACCGCTACTGCGATACCAGCCCATTCGTTGGTAGTCATTACTCTTTAGAACCTATGCCGTATTCGGATTCAGTCTTGTCAAATGCCTTAGCTGCAGGACCAGCGATAGCAGCAACAGCAATAGATACAATTGGATCTAATCCAAGTTCATTGCTTGCTAAGAATCCTAAGAATGAAACTAGCACACCACGTAGGTATGACTTAAGTATTGCCTTTTGT